GAATGTTCAAAGGCTTGCAGAGTTTATGGGATATAAAACCACAACCACAACTCCAGCTTTAGTAGAGCTAAGGGTTTCTCACAATATTGGTGCTGATGAAAATGGATGGCCAGATTTTTCAGGTTTAGTAGATGATACTTACATGATACCTTCCGGATTACAGATAGCATCAAACGTGAATTCAGAATTGATATATGAGACGTTGGGTGAGATAGATTTCACGATCTCTAGTTCAGCTGATGTAATAGGAGGGGGGATTGGATTACCTACATCTTATAATACCAATGGTATTGCTGACGGATATACTTTAACAAGGTATATTAATGCGATTTCTGGTGAAACAAAAACAAAATCTTTTACTATATCAAGTCCAACTAAATTTTTAGAATTGGATTTGGGTGTATCAAATGTTATTGAGATATTAGATTGTAGAGATAGTTCTGGTCAGAAGTGGTATGAAGTAGATTATTTAACACAAGATAGAATACTTAAACAAACCCATTATTTAACTGATGGAAGAGGACGTGCTGATAATCAGGATCCAGTGGGTGGTCTTTCTGCTTCTATCGATATACCATATACTTTAGAGTATATTAAAACCAATAAGAAGTTCGTTAAGAAAACCGATCCTAATACAAATACAACTAAACTTCAATTTGGAAATGGTTTATATAGACTTAATATATCGGGTTCATCTGGTGCAAGTCTTTTTTCAATAATAGAACAACAAGGTATTAGTTTGGCTGGAGTTCCTAATTCGGTTATAAATGCTAGTATTAATAATTTGACTACAAATAATTCATTAAATTTAGGCGAGACCCCAGCAAATACAATTATGACGGTTAAATATAGAGTTGGTGGTGGGTCATTTTCTAATGCACAAGCAGGCGAATTATCTGTTATAAAGAATGGACCTACTGGTATAAGCATAACAAATGATGAGCCTGCAAGTGGGGGGACAGATGGTCAAACAGTTGATGAGATTCGTGAAAATGCAAAAGCATATTTTGCTTCACAGCTTAGGTGTGTGACTCGTGAAGATTATCAAGCTAGAATTTTAAATTTACCTGCTAAATTTGGAAATATTGCTAAGTGTTATGTCCATAGAAATAATGATATAAGTAGTTTGAAAGTATATACTATGTCTTATAATAATCGTAGACAATTAGTACAAACTCCTGAATTGATATTGAATAATTTAAAAATTTATTTAGAACAATTTAGAATGATAAATGATTCTTTAGGTTGCGGATTTAAATTAAATAATATAATGTTTTCTGGTTATCATATAAATTTTGGAGTTAATTTTGAAGTTAATTATGATAGACGTTTTAATTCAACTGACATTAAGTTGGAAACCATTGATGTAATAAAAGATTTCTTTAAAGTTGGGAAGATGCAATTTAAACAAGCAATTAATTTGGGTGATTTGAAATATAATATTTTAAGTCTTGACGGGGTTGTTGGAATTAAAACCCTTAGATTATTTCAAAATGTTGCAAGTATAAATGATTTTGCAGGTGATAGTAGACAATTGGCTTATTATAATGCGAATGGTACAGTAATAACGAATGGAGAATCAGAACATGGTTTTTTATATGAGATGGGTAATGCAACTGTAGATGATATAGTTAGACCATCAGCAACACCTGCTATATTTGAACTTAGAAACCCAAATGGGGATATTTACGGGAGAGTTGTGTAATGCATAGATTTTTCTTCGCAACTAAAGACGCTTTTATTAGTAGTGGTTCAAACCAAATTACTGGTGAAACTTGGTTAGATAAGAATACTGGTCAAGATGAAATACTTGAATTGAAGAAAGTATTTTGGGATAGAAAATTTCATTATCCAACTCGTTTATTAATTAAATTTGATGCTGATGAGATAGAGAATTTTATAAGTTCATCTAATGTACATACTAAAGACTCATCTTATAAAACCAATTTAAGATTATGGGAAACAAAAGGAACAAGTGGATTGAGTGAAACTTATACGATTGCTGCTTATCCAGTTAGTGAATCGTGGAATGAAGGAGTGGGTAAGGAATTAGATGATCCCAAAACTACAGATGGAGTTAGTTGGAAAAATAGAAAATATCCAGCGGGTGGTGCTGAAATTGGATGGAACTTAGAAAGTTCATTATGGACAAGTGGGGTTGCGACTAGTAGTGCTGGTGCAAGTTATATCGCTGGTGATGAAGTAACACAATCTTTTTCAGCAGAATCGCCAGATATTAATATGGATATAACTTCTATTGCGAAGAAATGGTTTAGTGGTGTAAATAATAATTACGGATTGTTATTGAGATTTTCTGGCAGTAGAGAAACATCAACTGGTAGTTTTGAGGATTTAAAATTCTTTTCGAGACAGACTAATACAATATATTCTCCAAAGATTGAATTAAAATGGGATGACCATTTACCAAGTACAGGCAGTAATACAGGCAGTTTAACTGCATTAGATTTATCTGGTACTGCGGAGAATTATATTTACCCAATACATTTTAGAGAAGCTTATAAAGAAACGGAACAAGTTAAGTTTAGATTCGGTGCTAGAAAAAGATATATTAATAAGAGTTTTACAACATCAGTACAGACTGTAAGTGGGAGTTATTTTGCAGAAGGTTCAGCATCGTATTCTATAATTGATTTAGCAACCAATGAATCAGTTGTTCCATTTAGTTCTTATACAACAATGAGTTGTGATACAGTATCACCGTACTTTATGCAAGACTTAAATGGATTTGAACCAAACCGTGCTTATAAAATAATGGTTAAAGTGAATCATAATGATAATCAGGAGATAATATACGACGATAATTTTGAATTCATATTGAGGGTATAATCATGCCAAAGTTTCAAGAAGAACAAGAAAAACAGCAACAAGAACAGCAAGAACAAGAAGAACCAAAGTTTCAAGAAGAACAAGAAAAACTGCAACAAGAACTGCAAGAAAAACAACAAGAACAAGAAAAACAAGAAGAACAAAAAGAAGATATAACAGCTGATTATTATTATGGGTTGGGTGAAGGATTAGCAGAATTTCCACCACTCACAACTGCTCCGTTAAATGAATTTACACAATTTATAGTTATGAAGCCATATACTTGGTTGGTTGAAAAAGTTCCAAACTTGACTAATTTTTTGACTGTTTTTTCTAATTTAATAAATAACTATAATGGAGCTATAGGTGGTGGGTATCTTCGGAGAGCGGTTCAATCAGGTGATGCTCTTCAATTTCAAAATGCTGATATTGATTTTTGGTTTTTAACATCAACTGATTTATTGAATGCAGTTAACTTCGTTAATCAGGGTCATCTTGTAGAGTTTCATCAACCAGAATTACAAGAAATACAAGATGGTAAAGTTTTATATAGTTGGGATTTAGTATCCAAAACAAGTGACATTCCAAATATAAAATTACAAATAATTAGCAGATTGGTAGGTGGTATAGAAAATATATTATCACAGTTTGATATTACAAATGCAAAAATAGCAACAAATTTAAATCAAGTTGCTGTGGATAGTAGATGGGAAGGGTTTGAATCAAATAAAATTGTAAATATAGATATAGTTCAACCGGTTGCTATTATAAGTCGGTTATTAAAATATTTGTATAGTGAAGGAGAACCATTTAAACTTAATGGTTTAAGTGCTTTTAAATTTTTAACTTGGGTTGGACCAAGAGTTTCGTATTCACCTTATATGCAACAACTATATGATGTACTTTTGAATGCAAGTGAAGTAAACTATGATACTATTTCTTTTATAGAACCTTATTTAAATGGATTGAATTTACCAACGGAAGAAATACTTCCAGTTAATTTACCATTGACTGTGAGTTTGATGTAATGGCTTTTCATCGTACAGATAATAGCGAAACTCATGTTTCTGAATCAATTTTTGATATTGCTTTGGGAATTCAAAACACTGGCGGACTGTTATATTTTACTTCGGATATAGAAAGTGAAACCGGTGATAATTTTAATGTTACAGTTGATCAACTTGAAGGTGAAATTAATGTACCATATCAATATGATGAAGAAGTAAGGCCGTGGACTCTAGCAGATTATGACGTAGCTTATAATCAATGGGTAGAATCTGGTTATACTACATGGTATAATGGCTTTCCATATTATAGTTTCAATGAGGGTGAGACAATATCTCTCCCGCCCGGACAAATACCTGAGCCCGACGGATTCATGCGACCTGGTCCTGGCATTTGGTGGTATAACACCGACAGCAGTCAGCCTTCTGAATATGGTACTGATGAATATGGTGATTGGCCTGACACTATTTTATCTACTATTTGGGAATCTATGATGTTGATAAGAAGAAGAATAATTGTCCCTGATAGTATATTGGGTGGGTTTGGACAATGGAGGATAAATTATACTTACATTCAGTATCCTGAGAATCCGATGCAAGAGGGGACTTTTATTGCTGGAAGTCTTAATACAGAAAGATTAACTGTTCCAAAAAGAATATATAATCCTGATCAAATAATAGTTGATACTACTTTTACTTTTGATAAAAATACAATCAGAGAGGCATTCGCCGATAAAATATATCAATCATTTTTTTCATCGTCGGCTGAAATGCCAAGTAATTTTGGAGACTTAAAATCTTTACAAACGACCATTAGAGATGGGTTTATAACTACTGGTAGAAGTGAAGATGAAAAGTTGGTATTTTATAAGAAGGATAGAAATACACCTGAGAATATAAAAGATTTTGATGAAGGCACTTTAAGTGAGGTCATAAATGATATAAGTCAGAGTTTATCTTCAGCTCAATTGACTGGTCCACAAGACATTTCAGAATATTTAGATGATGAGTTAACAATAATTGGACCGACTATTGGTGATAGGATTGCATCAGACGAAACAAATGACAGTAATAATCCTTTATATTATTATGAAACAACAACATATGAGTTGCAATACAAAAATGCTAGTATGAAAATACCTTTTGCGTCATATAATACATTTTATGTAGATAGTGGTGCTACCGATGATTTATATGAACATACACTTGATATTGAATGGACGAATGTTTTTAATCTATCACAATTAACAACTCCAAATCTTTCTGGAAAAAGAATTGATCCGGGTAAAGCA